TACTTACTCAGACTGGGAAGAGGAAGAGAAGAAAAACAAAGGATTAAGAATAGTGTATTATTAATTATGGCTGTATTTAGTAGATTTGGGACTCCTTTATTAAACCTTGCCTTTAAAAAAGCAAGAGTAGGAAAGCGTGCCCAAAAGATATTTGAAAAGATTTATGGAGAGAACCAAGCGGCAGGCTTAAGTCGATATTCAGCTTACGATGCTTCGAAAAAAGAACTCATTAAGAAATTTAAACTTAAAATTAATAATAAAGGACAGGTTCTCAATAGAGTTGAAGGTGGAGAAATTGTCATCGGCAAAAACGTAGATAAGGATTTGTTATGAGAAGAAAAATTCTAACAACAGCTATGCGATTAGCTAGAAGCAAAGCCACCCGCAAAAGAATTAATGAACTACATAAATCTTTATCTAAATATCAACATAGAGCAGGTCAAACTAAACTTAAAGATATAGGTAGAAAACAAAAACCTACAACTCATGCAGGAATAGAAATTAAAACTCAAAAAGGAACTCATTATGGCAGAAGAGGTTTGACAATGAAAGTTAATCCTGGAGGTTTTGGTGCTATTATAAAAAGAATGCCTTATGTGGGTTCTAGAGAAACCTGGGGTGAAGAAATGCATAGGATGTATGGTGGAGTGCACATGGGACAAGATAAAGCATCCGTTTACAAAAGTATGCGTATTCTACTAGGAAAAACTAAGAAAAGAAAAATTAAAAAGAAATTAAAAGGAGGCTTATTAACTAAAGCAATTAAAACAGGATTTAAACAATTTAAAAAAGCAACAGCTGGGCATAAAATGCACACCACGTCTAGATTAAAATTAAAACAAGATACTAAATATATTAAAACTCCAGAACTATCTTCGTTAGGAGTAACTAAAATTAAACCTGATGATTTAAGAAAAGTAACTATTGCTCAGGGTGTAAAAATAAAAGTTCAAAATCAAGCAAAGACTTCTTTAAAGCATCATAGAAAAGCTATGAAATTATTGTGGGGTAAAGCTAAAAATTTACACCAAGTTTTTAAATTAAACAGATACAACAAACCAAGAACAGAAAAAAAATTAGATCAGTTTCATAAAGATTATACTAAATTAGAAACTTACATAAATAAAATTAAATCTAAGAGTGCAACCAAGCATAGTACTGGTGGTGAAATAGTAATTGGAAAGAATGTGGATAGGAGTTTATTATAATGTCTAGATTTAAAAAAAGAATAAAAAAATTAGGTAAACTTGCTCTTACAGGAGCTGCACTATATGGGGCAAGTCGTTTAGGTACTCCTAAAACTCTTACGGGTGCTACCGTAAAAACTATACCAGTTTCTGTTAAAAATATAGGCGTTCCCGATATTGAAAACCTATGGAGTATTAAGTATGAATTCCCTCAAACACTTAATGATGGGGGTGAAGTAGTTATAGGTAAAAATGTTGATAAGGATTTATTGTAATGGCTAAAAAAGAATACGAAGAATACAAACCTTATAAACCCTCTGGTGTTCCGGGAGCCTTGGGCATTGGTGCGTTAGTCGGGGGCGCTGCATACTTAGGTAGAAGACGAATTCCTTTCTTAAGAGAATTATTAAAAGTTTCTAGATCAACTGCACCTAAACCACCACTTCAATCACAGGTGCCTAAACCCTTAGATAAGATTAATGAAACCATAGCCACGGCCCAAACACCCACGGCTCAATCAATGGAACTTATTTCTAAAACACCACCGGCGGTTAAACACGCAAACGATTATCGAGCTACTTTAGATTTAGTTCAAGCTAACTCTATAAAGTTACCTTTATCCCAAGGTTCAGGAAAAGGAAGATTTGGTTCTTCACTTTATGACTGGATTGCACAACATCCATCAATGAAACCTTTACCAGCTAAAGTCTGGGCTGATCAATTTAAAAAAGGCCAAACGATGGCTAATTTTAAAAGTAATCAACCAGGGTTTCAAAATATTAGAATGAATGTTTCAAGAAGAGAATTAGAAGATGCCAACATTGCGGTATTCGGACCTAAAGATGAATTAATAGGTGGCTTTTTAAAAACGGCTGAACAAGCCAATATGAATGTAGCTAAAACCGATTTACTTAAAATGGTTATTAATTCACCTGCGGTTAATTTAAGAGTTAAAAGATTTGAATATGTAAATGATGCACCCCAATTAGTAGAGCCTATCGTGATTGATGCTCAAAGATTACTAAGAAAATTTTATGATAAAATATCAATTCAACAAGCACCTGCTGGATACGGAGCAGGAACTACAGGTAAAGCTGCTGATTTTTTTAGTAAAAAAGAAAATACATTAAACCAACTTCAATCTCGTATGGATGATCTTCAACTTAATATGGCTCACATAAATGCTAATGCGAGACAAAATTTTCCTAGTGTGGATTACATAAAGTCTAATGTGGATGATGTAGCAAAACAGATAGGTAAAGTAAAAGAATTACTTCCAAAAATTGAAAGTGAGATAAACGCAGCAGGATTGGCTCCTATTAAAGGAGTGGACGAGGCAATGGACTTACAGCGTAAGATATTAACAGTTCAAAGAAAATTAGCTGCCGAAACTAAATTAGGTCAATCTCCTAAGTATGGAGTAGGAGAGAATAAAACTTATGCTATGCATGGTGATCAAAAATATATTGAAGATGTTATTTATTATCCTAAAACAATTCCTTATGGAAGAAATGTTCCTGCACAACATTATGACGAATTAGTTAATGGTACAAAATTAGAAAATCAAATCTATCACGCACGATATGGTTTAAGAACTGTTTCAGGTCCTGAAAGAAATAGAGCATATGTTTTACACGAGGCACAATCAGATGTGCACCAAAAAGCATATGATGCAATGAAAAGATATCCTAATAAAAAAAGAACTAATCCTTTTAATACGGAAGCAGAATTTGGTCAGGCAAGTGCAGCTCTAGATAATATTTGGAATAAAATGAAAGTTATTTATAATAAGCCCATGCCAACCTATGCCGATAGAATGGAACTTAGAAGACTAAGAGAACTGGGAGAGGAGTTAAGAAAGAATACTGTTAATGCATCTAACATTGCAACAAAAGTTTCTAACCGATCGGATAATACTATTCCCTTTTTACCGATGATTGAAAGAGATGTGTGGGGGGATCATTTAATTAAACACTTAGCAAAAAGTGCAGCGGATGATGGAGTAAAATGGATTGCTATTCATCCTGTTGAAAGATTACACGCTTTTAAAAGAGCCGACAAACAAGCAGGAGCCATTGGTAAACTGGGAGACTTTGAATTTTATGGAACAGCTACAGGGAAAGCGGGCCTTCCAGGAGTAAAAGCTTTTTCTAAAAAACAAAACAAAGCTATTTCAACTCCTTATAATAAAACAGCAGTTTTACCCGAGAGAATGATTAAGCTGGCTAAACAATATAATTCTGAGGCAAGACCTATTATGATTTCTAAATCAGATCCTGATTTACCGTGGAAAATTGTACAATCCCATAGTGCGAGAGCAGGTACTGATGCAAGAATGTTAGGGTTTAGAAAACCTATAGACGAACATCTTATAGCCTTTAAAACTGAGGCAGAAGCTCAATATTATTTAAAGGAAATTATGGGTTCAAAGACAAATATTAAAATACTCAAATTAGAAGCTAATGATCCAAGGTTATATTCTGAAGCTTTTGGTTTGAAAATTACTCCAGATATGTTAGAAAAGCCTTTCAAGCTCTACAAGAAAGAAGGTGGGCTAGTAGTGGACTTATTTAAATGGTAATATAATAGCAGTTTATAAACTATAAGGAGATATATATCATGGCAAAAAAGCTATTAAAAAAAATCGCTAAAGCTGCAGTTGCAGCAGGCGCTGCCTATGGCATGTCAAAAGCCATGGCAGGAAAAAAAGACTGGCGTTCTCATTTGAAGCATACATATGGAAAAACACCAATCAAACAAGTTGGTGGAGATGCAAGTATTGCTGAAGCAGTGTATGGTTCACCATTAAAAGGAAGATTTCATAAACCTGATCCAGGCTTTTTACATAAGGTGAAAATGCAAAGCATAAGAGCTCGAGAGGGAATGTCTAAGAAAAAAGGAAGCTGGTGGTGGCCTTTTAATAAAGGTGGTACCCTTAACGCATACCAAGGTGACTTAGTTAAATCAGAAACTAGAGGAACAGGTGCAGCTGTTAAAGGTACGACTCACGAAATCATGCCTGGAATGGATGCAGCTAAAGGAGGAAAAATGATTAAAGCTAAACAAGGTTATTATGCTAGAGAAGATGAATCAATCGGAATGAGACTTGGTAAAGGCAAAGCTACTGCCAAAAATAAGAAACAAGCCAAAAAAGAAAGAGACGAGTCTTATGGTGACTGGGGTAAAAGAGGAAAAGATTGGAAAGTCAAGAAAGCTAGACATGGCACAATGGTCAGAACTAGAGGCTCCAATCCTGATAACCCTTACGTTATGCAAGGTGGTTCAGTTGACGTTCATACTAAATTGAATGGTACGCTTAAAACTAGAACTTGGTAATTATGGCCGATGTGGAGAGACAAAATCCGATCGTTGAGGATGAAGACCCAACGAGTGAAGAAGAGATTGCTGTAGAAGTTGAAAGACCGAGCGACGAGCCGGTTGAAATGGGGGACGAGACAGACGAAAACCCTGACAACTTCTACGCTAATCTTGCGGAAGATATGGATGTCCGTACTCTTCAGAGAATGGCTAATACACTTATCACCGAATATAAAAAAGATAAAGTTAGTAGAAAAGACTGGGAGACAACTTATAAAAACGGTTTAGATCTTTTAGGATTTAAATTTACTGAAATGACTCGACCATTTAGAGGGTCAGCTAATGTTACTCACCCATTACTTGCAGAAGCAGTTACACAATTTCAAGCACAAGCCTTTAAAGAATTACTTCCAGCTGATGGACCCGTAAAATGTAAAATAGTTGGAGAAGAAACTCAAGAAAAACAACAACAAGCAGATCGTGTTCAAGATTTTATGAACTATATGATCATGGAGAAAATGGAAGAATATACTCCTGAGATGGATCAACTTTTATTTTATCTTCCATTAGCAGGATCAGCATTTAAAAAAATTTATTATGATGAAGTAATGGAAAGAGCTGTAGCAAAATTTGTTCCAGCAGAAGACTTAGTTGTTCCTTACTTTGCAACAGATTTATTAAGTTGTGAAAGAATTTCTCACATAGTTAGAATGAGTGAGAATGATATTATTAAGAGACAAAAAGCAGGTTTTTATAGAGACATTGAACTTAAACCAGCACAACCTAAACAAGACGAAATTCAAAAAAAATACGATGAATTAGAAGGTATTACTCCCACTGCGGATAGACCTACTAATTTTAATATTTTAGAAATGCATGTTGATTTAAATTTAGAAGAATTTGAAATGCAGAACGCAGAAAAGCAAGTTAAAATTCCTTATATAGTTACAATAGATGAGGGATCTGCTGAAGTCTTATCAATTTACAGAAATTATAAGCCAGATGATCCCTTACACAACAGAATTGAATATTTTAATCATTATAAATTTTGTCCAGGCTTAGGATTTTATGGTTTTGGGTTAATTCACATGATTGGTGGCTTATCTCGAACTGCAACTCAAGCTTTAAGACAATTATTAGACGCAGGAACTCTAAGTAACCTTCCAGCAGGGTTTAAATCTAGAGGAATTCGAATTAGAGACGATGATCAACCATTTGCACCTGGAGAATTTAGAGATGTAGACGCTCCAGGTGGAAATATTAAGGATCAATTTCAAATTTTA